CATCCGCTCCTGACGGAATGGGAGGCGAGGTTCTAACCTGGACTTCTGTAACAGGCCTTGGTTCAGTTCCTGCAGCAATATGGCCGCTATCCTCAAAAGAACAACTGGACGCAATGAAACTCGAGTCTGTGATCACAAACAAGATACGGATTCGATACCGGGCAGGGATTACATCAGCGAACAGAATAGTTTTTGGGTCCAGGATTTTTAATATCAAGGGTGCCCCGATTAATTCTGACGAAAAGAACAAGACTTTAGATTTTTTGGTTACGGAGGATATCTGATGACCTTTAAAATGGAATGGTACGGAGAGAAAGTCTTGGAGGCCACAAACAGTGTTTGTGCAAAGGTCAGCGAGGATATCGCTGAAGATGTCATGGAGGATGCCAAGCGGATTTTAAGCCGTAAAGCAAAAACGAAAACTGAAGACGGGCTATTAACCCAGTTTTCAATAACTGATAGCAAGTATAAAGATGGTGGTTCGTTGGTGTGGTGCCAAGGGCCTAAGAATTGGAGCCCGCCATTTCATGCCAGCTTCGTCGAATTGGGAACTTTCAAGGACGAAGCAAAACCTTTTATGAGGCCGGCGGTAAGGAAAAACAAACTGAACGCAAAGAGAAAACTTGAACAGGCGTTGGACAAATTATGAATAGCTTATTTCAGGCGGTATATAATAGATTTTCATCAACCACAGGATCTGGTTTTTATAACGATGTTTCTGGCCGGGCGTACTTAAAAAAAGCCCCGCAGGGTGCCACCTTCCCTTATTGCGTTTATTTTAATGCCGCCGATGACACGGAATACGATTTTTCAGACGAACGCGAAGAAATTTTGATGCAATTTAATGTTTTTAGTCAGAACAGTTCGGCACTTCAGGCCGGGCAGCTTTCAAAGTCCTTGAAGGCGATGTTTGACAATTGTACGCTTACGGTTACCGGTTGGAATCATCTTGAATTTAGAAGGCTGAACCCGGGACATAGCAATGATGATTTAAAACAAGATCCACCGATATATGGGTATAGTGTTAAATATAACGTATTGCTTGAGAAGGCCAGGAGCTGATTGTGCTTTTAGGGAAAACTAAAATTCTTGTTTGCGGATCAGGGCCGAGTTTGCCCGGACAGCTAAAAAATATAGACCTGTCAAGTTTTTTTGTTGTTCGTGTAAATTCATGGGGAAAAATAGACGGAGCAGATAACCGGTGCGATGCATGGGCCTTTTATCCAGTCGGTAATTATTTTGAAAAATATATTGATCTTGCAGGGTCTGTATGGATGCCTCATTTCGGGTTTGGTGGAGAGTGTGAGCGTTTAACCGGCATAAAGCCAACATATACGATCACAAGGCAACAGACAAAAGATTTTCATATTTTAATCGGTAATCCACATCCAACAAGCGGCGCAGTTGTTATTTACATGGCCATGATGTTGGATGCAAAAATATTTATAGCGGGGTTTGATTTCTACCAGGGCAATAAAAAATATTATTATAATGGAAATAATGACCCAAAGATTGGCCTTGAGCACTATCCTGAAATTGAACAAAGCTGGGTAAATGATCAGATAAAAAAACAAAAACTTTTTAATTTTGGAGCAAAATAATGGAGCAAAAAGTATCAATTATCATTCCGGTAATTCGGAAGGAAAGTGCTGAAAAGTGCATTAAAGCGATTGTGAAAAATGCCGGTGTGCCAACCTATCAATATGAGATATTAACAGAATTTGATACGGACGGAATAGGCTGTCCAAAAATGGTGGAGAAATTAACAGCAAAAACAGAGCATGATTTTGTGATGTTTCTTGGGGATGACACCATTCCAGAAAAAGATTTTTTGAAATACGCCCTTGAAGCCATGGCCACATTGCCGGATGGATGGGGTGTAGTCGGATTGAATACCCTTGATATAAGAATTGAAACTGGCAACCCACTTGCACACTGGATGGCTCACAAGAAAATGCTTGAACATATCCCTGGCGGTAACTTTTTTTCAACTGAATATGAGCATTGTTTTTGTGACAACGAATTGAAAGACATAGCTGACGATCTGGGCCGGTGGGTGAATGCTAAAAAATGTAAAATTACGCACGTTCATCCTGTCAACAAAACCGCTTCTTATGACGAAGTGTATCAAAAAGCATATGACAAGGGGAAATTTGGGCGGGACAGAAAAACATATTTCACCCGGAAACGGGCCAGGATGAAAGCAAGGTCAGGGGTAAAGCTGGCAATCGCGGTGCCGCTGGTTGACGACAAAGTTTATAACCAGTTTCTTTTTTCATTTGTAAAAGTTGTAACTGACTATATTACAGGTCAAAATTCAAAAGGAAAGATTGCGGATGTCGATATTCTCTTCCCGGATTTTCCTTGCCAAGTCGATGCTGCCCGTAACAACCTTGTAAAACAGGCCCTAGTGTTGGGTTGTACCCATATCATTTTCATGGATAGCGATCAAATATATGTCACCGACAACCTAATAGACAAGATGCTGGCACATAATAAGCCGGTTCTAAGTGCCAGGGTTCACCGGCGATACCCCCCGTTTGATCCAATACTTTTGATGGGTGATGTGGGCCATCTGTATCAGATACCCGACGAAGATTTTAGAAATAAAGACGGCACCTTTAAATCTGAAGTAAATGTGGATTTTACAGGGACCGGGTGCATACTTTATGACATGAAAATTTTTAGCGACATGAGCTCTGATAAATTTTTTGAGTTTACAACTGGAGAGCAGGGGCAACCAGTCGGTGAAGATATTGGCATGTGCGATAAATTAGGGAAAATGGGTATCCCTATTATAGTGGATTGTACGATTGATATTAAGCACTTAACTCTTTTGGCAGCGGATTATGGAACATATGCGTTATTTAAAAAGATAATGCAATAATATTTAACTCGTTTTTTTGAGATTGGAGCCCTCAAAAAAACAATAATTGGAGGATAGGAAAATGGCATTAGAAAGTAAACCGGGAAGCGCGTGTAAAGTCACGCTCGGAGCAAACACAATCCTTGGCATCGGTTCGTGGTCAATCACAGGCGGTTCGTATGCGTCTCTTGATGATACGGCTTTCGGAGATGACAGCACCCAGATAATGCGAGGGATCAGGACTGGCGGGAACGTTTCCTTTTCTGGCAAGTACAAAAAAGACGATACCACCGGCCAGGAAATGATCAAGACTGCGTATTGGGCAAAATCTGACCTTACGACTCTCAGGTTTTACGTTGACGACTCAAGTTATTACACGCCTAATAGTACTACCGGGGCTGGTGGTGGGTTGCCCGCTGAAACGCAGGTGTCACATATTAAGATCATGGCCGAGCCGAATTTCACAGCAGATATCAATAATTTGATCACTGTTGATTTTACCGGTGTGCTTGATGGTGCCATGAGATTGATTTAATGTCTGTTGAACTGGGCGGGCCTGGGTTGTCCAGGATGAGGGTTGCTCCACCTCACCCGCCCTTTAACACAAAGGAGCATAAAAAAGGAGCAAAGGAATTATGAGAATTTCAAAAGTTATTGAACGTTGGTTTGACGTGCCGGACGATCCGGACAAAGCGCGGTTGAAAATTAAGCACCTATTACCAGGTGAAACCCAGGATATTTTTGACCAGGTTTTTGAACAAAAAATTGATTATAAGAAGGGGAAAAAGGGAAAGCTTGAGCCGACTTTTTCTCAGAATACTAACAAAAAGTTAGATCGTAAATTGACGCTTACAACTGCCGTTGTTGGGTGGGAAAATATCTTCGGGATGGATGGTAAAAAATTGAAGTTTACCCATGAAAATGTGGTTTTAGCGTCAAGGGAAATAGGCGGGTTTATTGAGCTTGTAAATGAATTCCGGGAACAGCTTGCAGAAGATATTAAGGCGGAGCGCGAAGAACAAAGAAAAAACTGATAGAGTTCTGCATCCGAACCAGTGTAATTGATTGTAAAGGATGCAGGGCCACTTACGCTGTGTACAAGGAGGACCCGCCATGTGGTGTTTGCTTACCGGAGTTAGAGAATGAGAACAGACCGGTTTATGATGTGTACCGGCGGGCGTTTGGGGCAATTGAGACCATAGATGTTTTCAAGATAATGGATTTGGTGGGAATAAAAAAAGAAGACTGTCTCTATTGTCTTGATTTGATACAGAACGCCAGGAGCGAGGTGATGGTTAATAAGCAGCTTAATAAAAAGGGCGTAAAATGAATTTAGGCAGCGTTTATGTAGGCGTTCGGGGAAAAACCGACCAGTA